TGCGCTCATCTCTGTGTCTTTCCTGTATGATTTGGTTCGTGGCCGGATTTATCCTAGCCACCGCCCCCAAGGTTTCTGTGTGCCTGGGGGCGTTTTACTTTACGGCGTGTCGCTGATTAGTTTGCCCGCGGCGTCAATCTTTGTGATTAGCTCCATTGGCTGTAGTGACTTGACGGCGTCTTTGCGGAGTGCGCGCAGGCCGACCAGGTTCTTTTCGGTGGTGAGATTGTCGAGCTCTTTTTCCCAGTCACGATCGTTTCTCATTTCGCCGCGCTGGACTTTTTCCATTTCCTCTTTGCTTGGGCGTTTGCCTTTTGGGCTGTAGGCGTAAGTTGCCAGGGCGCGACCAATGGCTGAGGTGGCACAATTCTCGACGAATGAGAGCTTGTTCACCGGTGTTGAGTTGCGGGTCTCTTGCGCGAAGTCGATGCTGACTGGGCGGGTGTCATCGCGGTCTGCGTAAACGCTGGCTTTGATGACTATCTCGGTTTCGTTGATTAGCACAATCTCGGTGTGGATGCGACCCTCTGGGTGCTCCGCCCAGAAACGGTGAATGCGTGAATCTACTGGTTCGTAATCTGCGGGAATGAATGCCATGTCAGGCCTTTCTGTGTTAGGTGATGACAGTATAGGGCTTACTTGTCACTCTTCTTTGTTTTTGAGTTGACCGTTTCGATTGCCGAGTTGATCGAGTTGTCGAAGTCCTCGTCTGGCACTTGACCCTTGCCAGCGTAGGTGAACAGAATAGCCATGAGAAGCCCTAGGACGGCTCCTGTGGCACCAAACTGGGCAGACTCGAGTGGTTGCAACCCTTGAAGGCTTCCAGCCCCTAGAAAGGCGATTCCTGCCCCTAGCGCGAATGCTGCGACGCGGGTGACTCTTTTGAGTGGGCTACTTTTTAGCAGGTTTTTTAGCAGCTGGTTTTTTGGTTGGCTTGGCAACTGGTTCCTCCTCGTCGTCGACGGTGATTGTCTGAGGCGTGAGTGTGGCCTCAATTAGTGCTAGTGGGTCTTCGACTGCGCTGGTTGCCAGGTTAGTTTTGTCGCCCGCCATTAGGTGTAGGTGCGCGCCCGATGTGGCTGTGCCTGTGTTGCCTGACTTGCATAGAACCTGGCCGCCTTTTACTGGGTCGCCAACTTTCCAAGATTGCTCCTGGTCTTCTAGTAGGTGGTAGTAGCCAAAGATTTTGACCTCGAGCTTGCCTTTGACAATGACCGGTGCGCTGATCTCGATGAAGTGGCCTAGCACTTTGGTGAAGCCAATAGCCTTGACGCGACCTGATCCGATTGCCAGGAGCGGTGTGCCTGATTGCACTGCGTAGTCGAGCCCGCGATGTGGGCCAAGTCCTAGTTTCTTGCGAGTCTCGCTGTGTGTGCCGAACTTGTCGCTGATGCGCGACGGCTTGGCTGGGTGGAATGTTTGAACGGTTACTTGCTTAGGCATTGGTCATTACTCCTTGTGCGATTGCGACGATTGAACCACCGATAGCACCGGCGAAGCCCATGAATAGATATATCTTTTTTTGTAATTCACGAACGTCGCGCTCGAGCTGCTTGTAACCGTTCATCTCAGCCTTGAGTGTTGCCAGGTCTTTGATGATCGTTATGAGCAGTTCGCGGTCGGTGGTCTCAGGCATTAGAGTGCTGCGATCTCTTCATCGGTTAGACCGAGTGCAGACAGTTTGGCTAGTGCGCTGGCTCGAGCAGTTTCCTTAGCCGAGGCGGCTGCTGCATCGAGTTCTTGCTGTGCAATTAGCGCAGCCTGGCTTGATTCGAGGTCAGCGATTTCTTCTGGTGTTAGGTCGATTTCTTCGGTTACACCGGTCTCGCAGTTTACAACGATTTTCTTCATGGTTTTCCTTTGTTATGAAACGGTTGCCCCGCCGGAACCTTTTAGGATTCCGTAGAGGTAGGCGGTTGAGTATTGGGCTATTGAGGAACTTGTGTTGCTGACCAGGAGCGAAGTGATTGCGCCGGTTACTGGGAAAGTGCCAGCAACGATTGTTTGGTATGCCGTGGTGCCATTGTTTTCCATGACGTAATCTACTGAAACGGTTTTGTTGGCAGAGCCGGTGTAGTTAGGCAAATAAGCCGATCCACTGCTAAAGGTGTTAGCTGAGGCTCCGCTGGTAATTGTTCCGAATCTCACAAACGTGTTGCTTGTGCTTGAACTTCCAGTTGCAGTGGCTCCGTTGCCCTCAAGGATTTTGGAGGTGGTGGAAGATAGTGCGTCACCGTTTATTCTCAGAAACAAAGTGTCGCCGCTGCTGCCACTTCGCACACTGACTAGAAGAACTAGATCAGTGTAGGTTTGTGGGATTGCAGCGAATTGAATACTGGCTGCTCCGCCCGAGCCGACAACCGCGGCCTGTATTAGTTCCATTAGGCACTCACTCCGTAAAGGCTGAAACTTGTTCCAGCTGCGAACAATCCGCTCGCGTTTATTGCAATAGAAGTTATTGCACTTGTCGACGGCCAACGGCCTGCAATTGTTTCCGTGTAAGTGGATGCTGCATTATCGCGAATTGTGACGATCTTATGTTTATCAGTCTGCGCATAATCCAAAAAGTTGACAACTATGTTCGCCTGAGCTGTATCCCAGTTGGCATAGTAGTTGGCGTACATCCAATCCAAAGTAGCGACTCCGCTGGCTTGAAGTCCAGAGCCACCTGCGAGGAAAACAAATGCGTAGTTGCTTGCTGTATCGCCATTGAAACGCATACGGACGTTAGCGTTGCCTGTGGTTGAGCCTTGCATTACTAATACCAAGTCTCGATAGGTGCCGACAATGCTTGAGAAGGTGACCGTCGATGTTGAGCTGTTGCTCAAGGTCGTATTTGCTAGTGGCGTTAGGGCTGAAACTCCTGCTGGCATGATTATCCCTTGATTCCGTATAGTGAAAAACGCGAACCACTTAGCAGGTTCTGACTGCCGGTTGCCTCGCTTAGAGTAAGTGAACTGATGGCAGAGGTGCTCAACCAAACACCAGAAGCAAGTTCTACCAATCTATTTGTGCTTCCTGATCTACCAGACAATGCCCTGGTTGTTTTGTTTTTGTTGGTGTCTGCATAGTCAAGAACATCAATTACTCCGGCACCGACAAGGTTGCTTCCCTGGTCTAGTGGCCCAAAGTCAAGCCAGCCGCCAGCTACTGTGGCACTTGAACCAGCGGCGGAGCCATTGCCAGTTAGATCGTGGCGTGTGTAATTTGCTGAGGTGCTATCACCGTTGAAACGAGCACGCAAAGTTGACTGGCTTGAGTTTGTGTGAGCCGTGTAACGCAACTGCAAGTGTTTGTAATTTGTTGGAATCGAACTAAAAGTGACACTGGATGCTGCAGATGACAGAAGCTCAGTGCTAATCAACTCAAACGCTGGGCCTCCGACGCCACCACCGCTCGAGGCTAGGATTCCTAAAGGCAGGACAGACATTATGCTCCTAGGTTACCGACGAGCCAGTAAACTCCTGAAGCCACGCATTCAACAGTCGCGCCAGCATACTGTTTTGCAGTTTTTAGATTGCCGTCTGCGCTGTTCAAAGTTACTCCTGCACCAGCTGCGAAAGTCACCTGCCCGGCTCCGAACTGTGCAAAGTCGATGCGCTGACCGACGGTAAGAACGTTGGCAATGGTGAGGGTGATTGCTGAACCTGTTGAGCGGATAAGTTTGTCCGCATCTCCAGCGACGATTGTGTAGTTCGCAGACTTGTCTGAGATTGACTGAGCCGTTGAAGGAATTAGATCAGTCCAGGCAGAGCCGCTGTAGTAAACAAACTTGTTGGCGTCTTGAAGCCAGACGAGCATTCCCTCGAGGGGTGTCGCCAGGTCGGCATCTCGAGCTGTTGCGTTGGCGAACACCATTACCGATTGGTTCATCAGGTAGGTGTTTAGTTCGGATGCGTTTAGCGCGAATCCATTAGCGAATACTTTGTAAGCCATTTTAGAATTCCTTCCAGAGTTCTAGTGTAGTGAACCAGTTGTTTACGTCTACGGATTGACGTGCCTTTACCACGGTGTAGTAATCGACGATGTGGATGTTATCTGTTTGGTAATTCACGCCAATGTATGTGCCTGGCGTAAAGAGTGCGGCTTCGGTTAGGTTGCCTTGGCGGTCGAGTGCCGGTGTTTGTACCATGTCGACTTGCTTGGTGGGTGTGCCTGAGAACACCTGGTTGGCCCAGCGTTCTAGTTCTGTGATGTCTGTGGTGTTTATTGTGACGTCTTCTGATAGTTCACCGTACAGGTCTATTGAGTCCTGGTCTCTAACTACCACATAGGTTGCACTGTTGGACGTTAGAGAGACTTTTAGATCGTTGATTGAAGAGTCGGTGTTTGAATTGACTTCGATGTCGGACATGCACAGGTGGTTCTCTTCGCCATGATTATTGCCTATGACCCAAGTGGTCATGCCTGCGGTAACAACCTGTGGTCTGTCTCTTACCTCGAGCTCGTTGGTCTCTGGGTTAATCCAGAAAATGCCAAGTCCAACCTCAAGGGCATCGTTTAAGAAAGTGTTTGCTATTTGATTGGTAACGATTTCGGTTGGAATCAGGCCAGGCAGAATCGTGCTTGATGATGATAGGACAGTGCCGGTTGCTGTCGCTAGTTCATCTATCTGGTCGGTAGGTGAGATTGCCGCGCCATAACCGGTTGTATCCCAGTTTTCTATACGGAAGTTTACCAGGCGTTTGTGGCCGTCGAAAGCGGTCATTCTGATTAGGTTTGGGCCGTCTGGTCTATAGGTGACGTTGATTGTCTCGAGGAACCCTGCAAACAGAGTGTGGTTTACGATGCCGTTGTCTAGGCGAATGCGGATGCGTGTTCCTGATCTGATTGCGGAGTTATTGCTTGGGTCGAATGTCCATGACTGGACTGTAATCGCTAGGGCGCTTGGTTCTGGCTGGAATGAGATGTTGGACTGAATCTGACCACCCAGGCTGATGTCCATGTTCGATACTGAGCATTCAATGGGTTGCCAGATAAATGAGTAGGCTCCTGAACCGTCACTTAGAACATCTGTGCTACCAAGTAATGAGTAGCCAATAATGAACTGTCCGTCGCCTCCTAGTAGGTCATCGCTACCTAGAAGTGAAACTCCAATGATGAAAACATTGCCAGCTGCGTTTGGTACGTAAAGTTCAACCTTTACATCGGTCGCAATGTCGAAGTCGGCTATGGCTGTCATCAGTTGAGTCTTGCGCCGGTGGCTCTGTAGTAGTCGTCAAGTTTCTTGATAATGTCTGGCGCGGTCGCGTTTGGGTTATTGACGTTGATCGTTACATTGCCTCGAGCACCAGCTGCAGGCATTCCAGCGCGAGGTGCGGGCTTTGGAATGAAGCCAGTTGAACCAATCTTGCCGAGCCCAGCAAACGGGTCAGCCTTGGTTCCACCCTCGCCGTAGATTCCTGCGCGCACACCCGTTTGGTAGCCCTC